GCTCAAATCAGTTTTTTCGTATCACGACATGGAACAGCGAAAAAAAACGCAATGGTGAACATTTTACAGCGAAGCGGATAATTTTCAAAAATGCGCTGCTCGACAGGACAATGCAAGCGATCGGACATTCCGAGTTTTACAACACAGAAAACGAGGGGGTTTTGAGAGCGCACTTTTTTAAAATTTATAACGAATTCTTAGAGGCTGAAAACTTGAGTGCAATTTTGGGCGAAAATAGTTCGGAATGCGTCCAGCAGGGGAAAACCAAGTGAACAGACCAAATTTAAAAAAATGCGAAGTTTGTAGGGGTAAAGGAATCAAAAACGGCAAAAAATGCAAATGGTGCAAAAATGGGGCGGTGCGCGATGAGTAAAAAATCAAAACTTAAAAAGCATGAGCTTTGCGCAAGCCAAAGCAGATTCTGTTCACCCAAAGCCGAATTGGTCAAGGTTGACCTGTGCGGCGATAAGTTTCTTTTTTGTACCGTGTGCATGGCCGATCTGGATAAAAAGGCTGGGGAGCAAATGGCGAGGCCGAGGGCGCCAAAAAGCTACAGCACCATGCACGGTGAGCCGGTTCAGAAATTCAGCAAGCCAAAAAAGGGGAGTAAAGGCTTATGAAAACCATTCTAATTATGATTACCTTGCTTTTGAGTGCCTGCGCAAACGATTGCAAAATTCAAACAGAGCCAAATTTTTTGTGGGATGAATTGCCGGTCACTGTGTCGCTGCAAAGCTTTGAAACCGAAGAACAAGAAAATATTTTTTATGAAGCAATAGAGCTTATCAACGAAAACCTCTCAACAGATGTTTATGAGATTGTTGGTGGCGGCGCTCAGGTCAAAGTCGATTTCGTTGATGATCTTGGTGAAAATAATTTTGGCAAAACAAATACGTCAAATGCAAGCGGTGAGGTTATCGTGCGAATTTTAAGTGGGATGAATTTTGATTATACAGCAGAGGTTATGACGCACGAACTCATTCACGCGATTGGCATGGGTCACACAGAAAATGGCTTGATGGTTTGTTTTGCTGAAGGTGTGGAAAAAACAGAATATGATTGGCGCGTTGCTTTTATCGATGTTCGGACATGGTTTGTTATAAACTATTTACAGTAAAAAACAAAGGGGAAACAAAGGATGAATGCATTTAGAATGAACCAAGACGAATTTAAAGCATGGGCAAAAAATCGCGATGAAAGAAATCGTCAAAAGATGACCGTGGCCAAAGTGAAAGCGCCAAAGGCTCGTCCGATTCAGCGCGAAAAAATCTTGCAAGAGCAATGTGTGAGATGGTTTAAAATTCAATATCCAAAAATGATCATTCATCACAGCCCGAATGGTGGAACTAGAAATGTGCGCGAAGCAATCAGGTTTAAAAAAATGGGAACCTTGAACGGTTTTCCTGATATTTTTATACCTGAACCTTTTGGCGAGTGGCACGGGTTGTTCATTGAATTGAAATCAGAAAAAGGAACAACGAGTGCGGATCAAAAAAAATTGATTGCGGAACTGAAAGAGCGCGGATTTTTCACATGGATTGTTAAGACGTTTGATGAGTTTGTAAAAACAGTTAATTTTTATTTTGGGCAGTTCTCAAAATAATTTTTAACAATGTCGCCCACGGGGCGCGAAAGGGGAAGTATGAGAAAACTATTTATCGACAAGCAAGGCAACCTTACACAAATGGGCATTCAAAAGAAAAAATTGAATCGCGCCAAAAACAAATTGGCACGCAAAGCTCGTCGTAAAAATCGAGCCTGAGGTTCAAATGACAAGAACAATACACATCTGCCAAAGCATTCAAGGAGCTTTGAAAAATTGGGAGCCGAGAATTTGGCGTCGCGTGGCTAGAGACAACAACATAACGGTTCGAAATTTGAAAAATGTGTTTCAACATTATTTGGACGAAGGCAAAAAGGTGCTTCCGATTCATGGGCCATGTGAAGGTTTCAGCTATCAAGACGGATGCCCCGGACATGAGGTGGTCGAATGATTATCTCAACAATGTGCATTTTGGTTTTGAAAAACATCGATCACAAAAAGACCGCATGGCATTGCGACGACGTGGGTTATGTCGCGCAAAGCCTGCCATGGTTGTGGGGTTTGGAATTCGAAAAAGAATATCCGTTTGATGTTCGTGTTGATGAGAACGGTGATAAGGTTTTGGTTTTGAGGAAGGAAAAATCCGATGGCAAATAAAAATGATGGCGGGCCAGCGTTTCCAATAAGTCAAGAAGAGTCGCGTGGCAAAGTCGCAGGTATTTACGGCGGCATGACGTTGCGCGATTATTTTGCGGCGAAAATTGCAAATGGTTTAGCGTCACACAGTGGAACCATGGGTGATCCGTATGGGCCTGATGATATTGCAAGTCGGTCTTATCAAGTTGCCGACGCCATGCTCGCAGAAAGGGAAAAATGAGCAACTATACAAACGATTATGGATTTGGATTTTTTAAAACTTTGCTTTTTCTTCAATTGATAGTTTTGCCATTGGCCATTTGGAAGCTAGTTGAGATCATCGGCTGGCTTTTGATACACATCAAGATTGCGGTGGTTTTATGACCACAAAAGAAAAAATCGACGACATGGTTGATATTCTTGACGCACAACGCTCTTTGTTTTCGGAGTTCGAGCGAAAATTCATCGAGTCGGTACAGCTTCAAATCGCTGAAGGCAAAACGCTTTCGGAAAAACAGGTTGGCGTGGTCAATTCGATTTATACAAAGGTGTGTGAAGCTTGATAACATAGCGCGGTGGCGGAATAGGTAGACGCATAAAAGCAGTAAGGGAGTATAGGCAGCAATTTGCTGTTTCGGGAATAGAAACCATGCGGGGTGCAAATCCCTGCCCGCGCTCGAAATTTTTAGGAGTGAGTATGGATAATCAATTAATCGGGTATTTTGTCGCGCTGGCATTAGTCACTGTAGGATATTGGTTAGCAGTTGTTTGTTTAAAATAAAGGACACCACATCATGACAGATCAAAAACACACGAAAGAGCCGTTAACAGAAATTGATAAGTTGGAATTGCTTGTCTATTCAATAGAAAAACATAGAGATGCCCTCCACTCCCAACTCACCGCAGTCACAAAGCAGCGGGATGAGTTGAGAGAGGAATTGAAACAGTTGGATTTTGAAGGTGGTCTCGGTTTTGAACGACACGCTCGTATAAGAGCTGTGCTTACCAAAACCAAGGAGTCTGTGTGACAAAAATTACTAAAGAGTTACAAGAGAAATTAGATAAGCTTGAGATATATGGATGTGGTGACGGAAATTGCATCGTCAAGCGCAATCGTGGACAACATACAAATGGTGGATGCCACTGTCTTGATAGGCTAGACACAGCCAAAAGAATGGAAATCCGCAAATACATTTTAGTTTTAAGGGGTGAGCTATGACCATCATCGAAGCGATAAAAAGCGGGAAGGCAAAGGCTTTAGACAACAAGTGCATGTTGAAACACATCAAAAGTTTCGTTGCTAGATTCAAAACACGAAAGATTGCAGCTCAATCCATCGGTATAAGCCCAGCGTACATGAATGATATTTTGAACGCGAGGCGCGAAATTTCAGAATTTGTTGCGTCACAGTTTGGCTTTAAAAGAAAAGTTGTTTTTATTTCCGCCGACGACTGGATTGTGAGGGACGAGTGAGTGGCTTAGATGAAAAAGATAGATGTTGTGACCGTAAACCTCTTGTTTATAAAAAACGAGATATGTTGTTTTGCCATCGATGCGACAAAGAATTTAATATCAAAACCAAAAAACAAATCCCAAACTGGGCTTGGAAACAAAACCCAGATGGAACTTTTGTAAACTGTGAATGGGCACCAACAAGAAAGGGTTAATATCATGACCGAGTTTAAAAAAACATGCGTCAAACTTGGGACTACGGCGATTTGTGCTGTTTTATGTGGTATTTTGTGTGGTCTGCTTTGGCGTTGCTGGCACGTCAAACCACGCCATGTTGATTCTAATTCAGCAGAAATTCAGGTTCCCATCCCCATGACTTTAAGTTCCATAGGCTTTGATATGTCAAAGGTTGTTGATGAAAATGGCAGAGTTCTTACATTGAATGAAATTATTTTGGATTGCGAATCTCATAAGCACGATAAACATTTAAGAGAAGGTGTTGACACATTTTATGAAGTCTTGTTTAGATACGAAGCCAAGCAGGTGGAGCGCACGTGTCGTGAACTTTACGAATTTTTGGCAGGGGGTAAACAGTTATGAGAGGCATCGTTTTTATATTGCTAGTTTTTGCTGGGCATTTTTCACTTGTGGTTTTTCTTAACAAACAGAAAGCGCCGGATTTTGTTTTGCCAAAAGCAACAACACAAGAGACTTTAAACCTTGACGGGTTGCCCGAAGGTGGTTTGGCCACAGGCGACTTGGCCACAACGACTTTCACCAAAGGCTATTGGATGGTTATCGAAGGGCCGCCAAAAACGGGGCCAAGTCACAATTGGAAATTTACAAAAGAGATGCAAGGGCAAATCGATGACTTATGAAAAAATAAAACTAGTCGACCAGAATTTTATCAAAGGCTTAGAACTGATGAAAAATGGCAACGCGCTGATCGATGAGGCAAACAAAATTATGGGAACAAAAACCGTCAATCAAGAATTTGTTATCGAGTGCGAGCGCATTCTCGCAATGGCTAAAGCTGGCGAGTGTCAACGAATGGCTTGTATTCTAGTTCGTGACACAACTGGCGATAGAGTTGATTTTTACACGAGCAAAGGGGTTGGGTTGATGTGGCTTGTCGGTATGCTCAACCAGTATATTCATTCGATTATGACGGGGGTAATTAAGTGAAATTAATTTTGCAAAAAATCCGCGATTGGTGGCGAGAGCCGATGTTTCAATTTCTTGGCTTGTGGAACGAAATAGAGATGAGATGGTGCGCGCGAAAACTTCGCAAAATGATGCAAAAGGATTTGAAAAAATTTATTGGGCACAAATTGAACGATGACACTGTAAATAAAGTGCAAGAGACAATATCGAATAGACTAAAATTGAATGGCAAACACCTTGAAAAGCCAATTCAAAAAATCATGATCGAAGGAGTTGTAAAATTATGACACGCGACGAAATTTTATTTAGGAGTGTTATATGAGTTTTTTTGGACGGAAAAAATCTAAAGAAGAACTTCGCGAAGAAGAAAAAAAGGCTGAACGCGATTGCTGGGGCGCCGGTATTGGATTTGGCTCTATACGTTCTGAACTTGACGATGAAGAAGAGCGCAAAAGACTTGCCGATGAAGATTCTGAAAACTGGGGTGTAGGCATTGGCAAAAAGGATTAAACCATGACACTCGACGAAATCGAAAAAGAATGCATAAAATTTTTTGAATTTAATCTAGATCCTACTTGTACTGATGGCACATTAGATGTCGATGAAAACATCTTTAGTGGCCTTGTGCATTTCGCCGAACACATCCTGCGCGTTGCCGAATCGAAGCGATGGCAGCCGATCGAGACGGCGCCGAAAATTCAGAAAGACGAAAGCGTTTCGTTTGACGCTCGCGATGAAGAGATGATCGTTATCAGTTGGTATGCTGGCACAGGACATGGATGGCAATTTAAAATTGCTGCATGGGATGAAAATCATGAATTTTTTGTTGATGAAAATGGCTATGAAGTGAATGGCACTCACTGGCAACCGTTGACTCTGCCAGACGCGCCGTCGAATGTTTGGGAAAATCAATATCACGAGCAGCCCGAAGAACCGGAGGTGAAATCATGACCCAAGACCGATTCAAATTGGATTCGGAGATTACTAGCACGTTTTCAGACACCGCAGACCCGTGGGCTAACCAAACATCGGAACAAATAATCGAAGAATTAAAAAAAACGATATATTCTCTTGAATCAAAATTCGTTGCCCTTACACCCCATTTAGAATACCCGGTGCCTGTAATCTTTTCAGATCATGTCATGGCCTTGCGGCAGGTGCGTTTTCCAAAATCAAAGAAAAAAAGAATCAGAAAAAAATGGAGCCAACGCGAAATCAATTTTGCAAGTCGCCCCGGGTGCTATTTGATTCAAAAAAAAATTTACATGCACAGTCATTTTAAAGAAAGTTTATTAACTGCGGGCATCGGTTGTGCCGGTGTCTAAAAAATAATTTTGACACAATCAATTTCGCTGTGTAAGGATTTTGCAGGGCAGTTTAAGCATATGGGGGTATATGCCGAAACTCGCTCTACAGAATCAAATCAAATTTAAAGAAAATCCTGAAAATATCATCCTTCGTCTTTTGTTCGGCGTCATTCAATCGTCCGATTGGGCGCAATACGAATTCAAAATATCTTTTAAAGCCCGCAAGAACGGCACAGGCGCTGGATTTCAAGTTAGGGAAATGAAAATCAAAAGTCCCGAATTCAAAAAAACAAAATACAAAAGCCCGCTTGATCGAATCCTCCCAAAACCTAAAAAAATTAAATTGAAGCTTGAGGAATTGGAGGCAATCGAATGACAGACGAAATTCTGAAATTCGACGGCTCGATTTTGTCAGGCAATGATCTTGCGCGAATAAAATCACGTTTGGAAACTGCAAAGCAACTTGCAACAACGACGCAAGACCCCGCCGTGTTGGCCTCGTGGTACGTTCAGGACGTTCTTTGCTTGGCAAGGCAGGCTAAGTATTTCTCACAGCAATTTAAAGGCGTGGTGGCCTTGTTAAAAACTCAGGACAACAAAAAATAGATTGTGGTAAAATCACAAGTGGGGGCTTGAATTATGACGTCATTGAATCAAAAAATTGTAATCGGAAACATTGGTAAAGACCCAGAACATCGCGTGAACAAAAACGGTGTCTCGGTTGTCAACTTTACGATTGCGACAGATGAGGCTTGGACTACAAAGACGGGCGAGCGCAAAAAGCACACGGATTGGCATAGGTGTCAATGTAGCGGGAAAAAAGCCGATGCAATCTATGCCATGTGCAAAAAGGGCGACCTTGTTTTCATCCAAGGCCCAACAAAGGCGAAAGAGTTCACGGTTTCCGGCGTGATTTTCACGCAAGACGTGTTGCACGTCGAAAATTTTATGTTGTTAGACAAAAAAACAGGAGAGAAAAATGAGATGCACACTTGAAAAACAAGGTCTTGGCTGGGTTGTGAAGGTTTACGCCGATGATGGTTTCATCCTTCATGAGAAAGGTTTTAATGTAAATCACGGCATGAATTACGAAGCCGCGCAAAAGTATCAAGAAAAGATTCGTTCAGGCCAAGTGAAAATTGCACCTCGAACTGATTCGCCAATTGTACAGCCTGCAATTGATGACCAAGAGAAGGTGAAAAAAAGTAAAAAGAAGGCTGCTGTAGATGAGTGAATATGCAAACCACATTGATCGATATTAAAAGGCTTGTTCCGAACAACGGGCAAATTGATGAGCTTCCTAAAAACCCACGTTTCATTCGGGACGATAGGTTTAAACAGCTTGTTAAGTCCATGCTTGACACGCCCGAGATGATCGAACTCAGGGAATTGATTGTTTACCCGATCGAAAAATTTTTCGTCGTTATAGCTGGCAACAGGCGTTTGTCAGGCGGTAAAGAAATTGGGCTTAAGCAGATGCCTTGCAAGGTATTGCCTAAAAATACGAGCATTAAAACACTCAGGGCAATTGCGATCAAAGATAACGTTTCAAATGGCGAGCATGATTTCGACTTACTTGCGAACGAGTGGGAAATAGAAGAGCTTTCAGAATTCGGATTGGAGTTGCCAGAAATTCAAATTGATGAAGTTGAAGGGGTCGAGGAAGTCAATACAGCCCCGAAGTCAAATTCAATTTTGGTGCAATGTCCAGAATGTCACCACGAATTCTTGGCAAAAAAGAGAAAGTAAATGGCAAAGCAAGTCAAACCAAAGCACGGTGGCGGGATGATAAACCGCTTTGAAAAGGGTGAATCAGGCAATCCAAATGGCCGCCCGCGCAAGCTCGTTTCAAAGCTCGTCGATCAAGGTTATAAAAAATCAGAAATCGACGATATGTTCAATGCGATCCTTGCTTTGACGACCGAAGAAATAAAAGAGATAGACAAAAATCCAGATGCAACAATTTTGGAAAGGTCAATAGCAAGGGAACTAGTTAAAGACTTGAACAGATGTTCGAGCGAATCCGTCATGAGAATTTTAGAAATGCAGCACGGCAACAAGTCAAAGGACACGCTGAAAGTAAATTTTATAAACCCAGAGCTTGCAAACAAAATAGCTGAATTGCAAGGCATGAGCATAGAACAACTTGAAAACGAACATAAAAAACGACGAGGCAAAAAAGCTTGAGTTGATCAACGACATTGTTGCTGATTATATCTTAGAAGGCAAAAGGTGCGCCGATGATTTTTATCAATTCTTTGTCGCGTGTTGGCACGTTTTAGACCCAAACAATGATTTGATTTTAAACTGGCACATTGAATATTTGTGTCGATTGCTGCAAAAAGAAGCCGAGAGAATTGCGGCAAAACTCCCAAGAAAAAAGCATATCAACATAAATATTTCGCCCCGTACTGCAAAGAGCAATATTGTAAGTGTTGCATTCAATGCGTGGTGCTGGATCAAATGGCCTTGGATGCGTTTTCTTTGCCTAAGTCACACGCAAAACCTATCGTTCGCACTATCGAGCAAGACAAGAAGTTTAATTGAGTCTGATTGGTATCAGGGGCATTGGGGCCATTGTTATCAGCTAGACAACAGCCAAAATGCAAAAGAGTTTTTCCAAACAAAAAAAGGAGGGCAGACTTTAGGGTATAGAAAATCGAGCTATGTTGGTGGTAAAGTTACTGGTTCTGGTGGTGATTTTATCATCCAAGACGATTTGCTTGATGTGAACGATAAATATTCAATTGCAGCAGTTCAAAAAGCAAATTACGTCCACACAACGGTTCTTGCCTCACGTTTAGACAACGCCAAAATTGGCGCAAGGATCAATATTCAGCAAAGGATCAGAACGGACGACGTCACCGGCATAATTTTAAACGATCCTGATTGGCAATCAATAATCATTCCTGCAAGAAACTTACCAAACGTTCAGCCCGAATCACTTAGGCAATTTTACAGCGATGATGGGCCTCAAGGTTTATTTTTCCCCGATTTGATTGACGAAGATTATTTGAACGCGATTTCTAGAGGCGACGGGAACGGTTTAAGCAGAGCAGACTTAGAGGCGCAATACATGCAAAGGCCGTCCGATGAGATCGACACGCTTTACCCGCGTGAGTTATGGCGGCATTATAGAATTTTACCGGCCGCACTTGATAAAACAATCATTTCAGCAGATTTTTCATTCAAGAAGCCTTCAAATGACAAAAAGAAAAAATCGTTCACGGTGATTCAAGTCTGGTCTAAAAAGGGGCCAAACATTTATTTGCGGTATCAATGGCGCAAGCAATGCGGCTACATGGAAGCCAAGCAAGCTTTTTTGCGTGTGACAAATGAGTTCAAAGACGCTAAAATAAAGCTGATCGAAGACAAAGCAAACGGAAGTGCGATTTTAGATGAGCTAGAAAGTGAAATTGCCGGTCTTATTTCAATCGAACCTAAAGGCTCAAAATACGAGAGAGCCGAGCGAACGAATTGGATGCAAAACTCCGGCAATATTTATTTACCCGACGAACACGAACAACCATGGGTAAATGATTTCAAAGAAGAACACGCGCTTTTTACAGGTGATAACAACGAGGTCAATGACCAAGTTGACGCGCAGACGCAAGCGATGGATCATTTTGACCCGTCCAAAAACTCTGCTGCAAAAACACTTTTAAAAGCGTATGGCAAACAAACTAATTAAATTCACAAAAGATTCAATCCGAAACCTATACACAAAACTTGGCCTTAACGTTGAAGATAAAAAAACTGGCAACGAGTACAGCACAACGCAAAAAGATGATCCAAGTCTTGAATCTGCTTATGTGTCGAGTCCGACAGCAACCAAGTTTGTCGACCAACTTCCATTTGATATGATGCGAGAGGGATATGATCTGGTTTTTGAAAAAACAAACGACAAAATAAGGACCGACTTATTCAACGAACTTGAACGATTAAATTTGAATAAAAAAATTGAGCAAGCTTTGCGTTGGGCTAGGCTTTACAATGGCGCAGCAATTTTTTTTATGTTCGACAGCAACACAACTCAAGACAAGCAAGTTGAGAATATCAAAAAAATTGAGTTTTGTACTGTTTTAGACCGCACAGAAATCACGCCGGAAACTCAAAGCATTGAAAAAGATGTAACAAAAGAAAACTACGGCAAGCCAACGCTTTACAAAATAAAATCAAACAATTCAGAATTGCTGATACATCATTCTCGTTTACTTTTATTCACCGGCGATGAAGCCCCAAAAACTTTGAATTCAGACAGTAATTACTGGGGTATTTCGCCGCTTTCAAAATTTTATGACTCTTGCATGGCTTATGATGCCGTGCATCATCACACAGCGTCAATCGTTGAGGACTTTATTCAAAAGGTTTGCAAAGTTGATGGTTACAACGATTTGTTGCAAACAGACGAAGGAGCTATCGCCTTGTCTGAAAAAATGAAATCAATTCGACGCTATGCCTCACTAAGAAATATTGTTTACACTGATAAAAATGACGAATATTCATTGCAAAGCGCCAACGTTTCCGGCCTCGATGCACTTGTCAAAATCTTAAAAGACAAAATGGTTTCTGATTCAAACATGCCGCACAATATCATTTTAGGATCGCAGCTTGGCGGCGGGCTTAACAATGACGGATCAGCAGAGTCACGCGTGTGGTACGATTACGTCGTCAAAAAGCAAGAGTCTGAATTGAAGCCAATTCTTAGAAATGCAATCAATAAAATCCTATCTCAAACAAAAGTTTTTGGAACGATTTCAGACGCTCAAAAGAGTTATGAAATCGTTTTTGAATCATTGTGGCAATTGACACAAAAGGAGAAAGCGGAATTGCACAAATTGCAAGCCGAAGCCGATTCTATTTATTTGGATCGCTTCGTTGTTACTGAAAACGAGGTTCGCAATTCAAGATTTGGCGACGAAGAATATTCGGTCGAAACAAAATTGATCGAAGAATCAGCGCCAAACAACATCGACGTTCAAGAGTAATGGCAAAAAGAAAAATCAAAAAGCCCTTAAAGCCAAAGACTACAAAGAAAACTGAAGCCGCATATTATGCGTTGATTCGTGAAAAGATAATAAATCCCATCATTGAAGCCGTTCAGGCTCAAATAAAACCGAACATCGAAAGTTATATTTATCAAGCTTCATTGCAAGCCCCACAAAAAGCCGACCGCTTAGAGGATAGTTTTTACAACGATTTCAATGTTGTTCTTGACGTTTTCGGGAAAAAAGTCGGCGATGAAAGCACAGAGCCAGTGGCCGCGACAGGCGCTGAAGCAACACAGGCATTCAACAAAGAGCAATTTTCGAAGCAAATGAAGCACGCCACAGGCGTAAACCCGTTTTTGTTTGAGCCGTATCTAAAAGATCAAATGGACAACTTCACTTATCAAAACATGACGCTCATTAAAAACATGGGCGATGATTATATCAAGAAGGTTGAAACGTCTGTTTTGAATGGGATCAAAGAAGGCCGGCTCGGGCGAGATATCCAAAAAACAGTAGCAAAGTCATTGCTTGGCTTGAGCGATTCAGAAAAGGGGATCAGAAACCGTGCAAAGCTTATTGCAAGGGATCAGGTTTCAAAGTTCAACGGCCAATTGAATGAACTCAGGCAAAAAAGCGTTGGGATCACAAAATATGTTTGGTCAACTTCTGGTGACGATCGTGTGAGAGATTCGCACGAGGCAAAAGATGGCGTAACTTTCTCATGGGACGATCCGCCAACAGACACCGGAAATCCCGGAGAAGATTTTCAATGTCGTTGTGTTGCTTTGCCGATTTTTGATGAATTGTTGTAAATAAAATTAGACACAGAACAGCAAATGATTTAAAATAGTGATAAGTTGAAATTTCTATTTTTAACTTTTAACATTCTTTCATAGAGTGTTCAGTCTTCAAGCCCGCACGCAAAGCATATTTGCGGGCCACAATCAAAAAAACAATTTAGATTTTTAATGTCGAAAAAGACCGTCCAAAGATTTGATTTTGCAGAAATGCGTGAGCCAGTTGTCACAGCAGAAGGCTATTTGAAAGCCGACGCCTACGTCACGCGTTCAGGGATTTTCGAATATCAAATGTACGACGGGACGATTCGACGGGAGTTTCGCCCTGAAGAAGAAGTGTTTTTGCAAGAGTCTCTCGACACTTTAAAAGAAATCCCAGTCACAAATGACCATCCTTGGGATTTTGTAAATAGCGAAAACTCAAAAGACTACAGCGTTGGCATGACCAACGACAGCGTTGTTCGTGACGGTGATTTTGTCGCGCTCGGTTTAACCGTGCTTCAGAAAAACGCAGTTCACGACATTGTTGTCATGAAAAAACAGGAAATGTCTTGTGGCTACACTTGTGAAGTGTGGGATCAAAAAGGCGTTTGGAATGGACAAGAGTACGACGCTGTTCAAAAAAATATTCGCTACAACCATGTGGCAATTGTGGATCAAGGCCGTGCTGGCCCTGACGTTAAAATCAAAATTGATTCGGCCTTCATGGTCGTAAAAAAAGACGGTGGCAGTTTTGGTGATTCAAAAAAAGATGAGTCTCAAAAAGTCGCTAAAAACAAAGGAAAGGAATCAAAAATGACAGTAAAATTCAAAATTGATTCAAAAGAATTTGAAGTGAGCGACGAGGCAACAGCTAACGAAATCACTTCAAAAATTGATTCTCAAAAACAAGAAATTGAAGCTTTGAAAAAATCAAACTCAGAACTCGAAGCAAAAAAAGACGCTTTGCTCGCTGATGTTGAAAAAGCAAAAGCCGAAGCCCCTAAACGTGAAGACGTTATGGCCGAAGCGAAAGCACGCATTGAACTTGAAGGCTTTGCAAAAAATGTTTTGGGCGATGAAGCAAAACTCGATTCAACAGACATTGAGTTGAAAACGCAAATCGTTAAAAGTCAAAAACCAAACGTTAGTCTTGAAGGCAAATCAGACGATTACGTTGCAGCAATGTTCGACATTGCAAAAGAAGAATTTGCAGCAAGCAAAGAAGACAAATCAAATGTTCAGGCCGCGTTTAAAGACAAAGCCGAAAACGCATCAAACAAAGAAGATTCCATTCATGACGTTTATCAAAAAAACAATGTCTTGAACAAAAACTTCACAAAAAAATCAGCATAAGGAGCTAACCCCATGAGTGTACAAACTTCATATTCTCAAAGCATGACAAGAGCGGTAGCGGGTAACATCGTTGACGCAAACCCTAAGCGTGTTTCTACAAAAGCAAACACAGCAACGACACTTGAATTTGGTCGCGGTGTTGTTCAAGACAGTTCAAATCAAGGTAATGTTAGATTGCCGGCTTCGGGCGATGCGTTGGCAGACTTTGCCGGTGTAGCATTGCTTGATAACAAAATTGAAGCCCCAGCAGCCGGAGGCGTTGCGACTGAATACCCTTTAAATTCAGCAATGGGTGTTCTTGAAGAGGGGAACGTTTGGGTTCAAACCGAAGAAAGTGTTGCAGTTGGTGACGATGTTTACATGCGAATCACTGGCCGCAAGCAAATTCGAGTCATTACTTTCAACGCTGACTTTGTTGCATCAAACAATATTAATTTGAAAATTGATGGCGTTGCAATGACTCAAATCACCTATGCCACAAGCCATGCGGCTACAATCGCAGCAGTTGCAGCACAGATTTTGGCTCAGTTTGGCAGTGTTATCGGAGCAGCAGTTGCAAGCTCAGGACCACGCACAATCACTTTGACTGCTTTGAACACAGGTGAAGCCGGTGAATTCACAGTTTCAGATATTGCAGTAACAGCCGGCGCATCACAAGCCACTGGCGTTGCGACAGAAACACAAACTTCAGTTGAAGATTCTGACGCTGGAAAATTCAGAAATGATTCTGACGGTTCAACAGCCGTGCAAATTACAACCGCAAAATGGACTGTCAACACTGAAAACAGTGTCGCTGGTTTGTTGTTGAAATAATACCTAAGGAGAAAAAACAAAATGGTACACAAAAATGACGAATTGCTGAACAAAGAAAAACACTACGATTCTTTAGTTCAAAAAATTGCTAGTGATTCTGGGAAGCGAATTGATTCACTTTTCATTTCTAACGAATTGAAAACCATCGAAAAAGAACTTTACATGGTCGAGGTTCCAGAAGGAAAAGCAATCAAATTGTTTCCAAGTCTTTCGACTGCAGCTTCATGGGCAACAGCCTTTGCTTATAAAGTAATTGAGCGTTTCGGTAAGTCAAAAGTAATTAATGATTACGCAAAAGACTTTGAAAAAATTGCTTTAACAGCACGCGATGTTACAGGCACAATCAAAGAGCATGGCCAATATTATTCTTTCACCGATGATGAGTTGGAAGCGGCTTCTGCAACTGGTTTGCCTCTTGATCGCACAAGTTCAGAAGCTTGCAAAATTGCTTCAGATGATTTTGTAAATACAATCGCATTTTATGGCGATGAAACTTACAACTTGCCCGGACTTTTGAGCAACGCAAACGTGCCTGTAACAACAGCCCCTTTGAATGCTGCAACAACTTCACGTTTGTTTGAAGATAAATCAGCAGAAGAAATGCTGACTGATTTGCATGATGTAGTTCAGGATATTGAAGATTCAACAAATGGCGTTGAAAAACCCGACACCATTGCTTTGGCGCCTGCGCCTTGGAATGCGATCTTTCGCACTCTTGTTGGCACAAACAGTAACCAAACTGTTTATCAACAATTCTTAGACAAAAATCCGATGATTAAATCAATCGTGAAATGCTATGAATTGCAAGAGCCAACTGCAGGTTGGACAAGCGTCATGCCTTCGTCAACGCTTTCAGGTGATTTGATGGTTGCTTTCAAAGCAGACCCCAAAAAACTTTTCATTCAAACACCAAAACCATTCACAGTCAAAGCAGGTCAACGCGAACACAGCGAAACCCAATTTGATACTGTGGCAAAAACAGGCGGTTTGGTGATTCGTTATCCGTTGAGCGTTAACATTTATCAAGGCGTATAAAACTATTTTAAAAGGGGAATAGCATTATGTTGAAATTAAATTTCAAAAAGAAACATTTTTTCACTCACAAGATCGGAAAAAACGCTCAAGGCAAGCCTGAAGCGTTGGTTCTGGTTCCGGGCGTGAACGAAGTCAGCGAAGAACTTTGGGAAAAATGTAAAAAAGACGGTGTTCTATCAAGTGATATTCAAATCTTTTTCGACAATGATTTGCTTTCATTTATGATGCCACAAAATAAAAACGCTGTTGAGCAAGGTGTTGAGGATTCAAAAGTTGAAGAATCAACTGAAGACGATGTTGTTGCTGAAATGAAGAAAAAACGTGGGCCTAAAACCAAAGGCAACAAGTGACGATCGCAGCGGCTGACATTCAGGCTTTATTTTCTGAATTTGCCGCTACTGATACAACGAAAATCGGCCTGTATTTGAACTTTGCAAGCGATCAAATCTCCGAAACTTATTTCGGGAACTTATATGATCAAGCGCACGCTTATTTAGCGGCGCATATGTTGAAGCTTGATGCAATGTCAACGGTTGGAAGTGCAAGCGTTACGAGCAAAAAGGTTGGCGACATTCAAACGAATTACGCAAACCCATTGAGTGCGGCGGTTCTAGGCGAAACATCTTATGGGGTAATGTTTAAAGCCATTTCCTCAAAAGCAAAAGGCAAAGGCCCGTCGGTGTTAACATGAGCGTTAAAGAGATCGACAAAGGTTGGAAGCGCATAAAAAAACAGCTTCTCGATTCAAGTCGGTTGGTTGTGAAGATTGGTGTGATCGGCGGCGGTGGTGAGCATAATTATAATGTTCATTCAGACGTTGAAGGCAAAGGCGAAGGAAGTAATATTGATTTGCCTAAACTCGCAATCATGATGGAATATGGGGTTCCTTCAAAAGGAATTTCGGCAAGGCCATTCATTGCACAAACGTATGAAAAGAACAGTGCCAACACCAAAAAATTTATCGATGCGGTTGTGTCGGGCTTTTACTCAGGCGCACACGATTTGAAGACTGGCGCAAACAAGATTGGTATTTGGTACAAAGGCAAAATTCAAGAGACGTTTAGAACTGGTTCTTTTGAAGCTAATAAACCAAAAACTGTCGCTAAAAAAGGCAGCAGCAGGCCATTGATCGACACCGGAAGGCTAAGACAGTCGATCGATTTCGAGGTCAACGATGAGTGACACAAGCGATTTGATTGAAGAGTTTTCCGAGACCGTGACTTTCACTCGGTTTGAAGGTGGCTCTTATTCTGGCCTTGATTATGTAGCTGGAACAACATCAACTTTTGATGTTGAAATAAGTTTGCAGCCATTGAGTGGCAAAGAGCTTTTGCAGTTGCCAGAAGGCCAAAGAACGAAGCAAACAATTAAGGGTTACACCGAAACACAATTGTTGACGGCCAGAGAGAGCGAAAGCAAAAAGGCAGACGAATTTGATTATGAAGGCGTTACTTTCGAGGTTCACGTGGTTTTGCCATATAAAGGCGATGTTTTAAACCATTACAAAATTATAGCTGTTGAAAAAAGCTTATGACAGACGACGAGTTAAAAAATCTTTTTTATGATTTTTGGTCAACTGAGATCACGACTTGTCAGCTCATAAACGCCATGCAGAGCGCCCCAAGGCCAGAAAAGCCTTATGCCACGGTTGATTTGGTTTTAACGACGCCTGAAGGTCAGCGCGACGAACAGTTAGGCATTGTTGATTCTGGTAGTCCGACAACGATGCAAATCAGAGGATTCAGAAAAGCACTTTTGCAGATAAATATTTTTGGAGACGAAGCAAACGAAGTTGTCGAATCGGTTCGGCAATCACTTTCTAAAGAAACTGTTTTGGATGAATACTTTAGGGATAATCAAGTTGCGGTTGTTAGCGTTTCAGCAGCCAGAGATTTAAGTTTTTTGCTCGAAACAAAATTTGAGCGGCGGTTATTTTTAGAAATAGCATTGAGATACGGACAAGAATACACCGACGACGTTGGTGCGATTCAAACGGTTATTGTCAATGCTGATGAATACAATCTTGAGTAAAAGGAGAATTCCACATGGTAGATATTTCAAATATTATTAACATTTCCATCACGCGTTCAGCAAATAACGTGAGTCAAGCAGGTTTCGGAACTCCCTTGATTGTTGGTGAAACAACAACAAGCGATTTGGCAGCGGGCGAAGTTTCCACTTATACCGGCCTTTCTGCGATGCTTGATGATGGATTTGTTGCCACTGATCCCGAATATTTAAAAGCTAGCAAATACTTTGCTCAATCCCCAAGGGTTCAGCAAGTAAAAGTTGCTTTGCGTGACACAGCGGTTGCAATGGTTCAAACTTTAACGTTTGACGGCGACCTTGTGACTAGCAGCACTGTTTCCGGAACTGTTGGCGGTACAGCCATAACACCAGTTGCGTTTACTACAAACCACAACACGACTATGACGGCACTCGCCGCAGCCATTCAGGCAAGCAGCTTAGTTGCGACCGCCACAGTTACCGGGCCAAGAGAAATCACAGTTACAGCGCAAACAGCAGGTTTGCCTTGTACGCTTTCAAGCTTTGTTTCAACAGGCGGGGCCACAAACCCAACTGCAACAATTGCAACCACAACCGCCAACGTTGGGATCACTGAAGACCTAACGGCAATTGACCAAAACGATCCCGATTTTTATTTTTTGGATTTGGTTTCAACAACACAAGCAGTTTTAGAATTGGCAGCAGCTTGGGTTGAAACGAAACGAAAGCTTTTTGGTTTGCGCACAGCAGACACCGACGTTTTAGATTCAGGATCAACCACAGATATTGCGGCAACACTTTTAGCAAATTCATACAGTAGAACTTTTGTTGCTTACAACGAAACAAACACAGATTATTTTGATTCTGCTTGGACTGGAACTGTTGCACCATACACGGTTGGTAAAACAAAATGGACTTACCAACAACCAACAGGAATAACTGGTTCGAATTTGACTGAAACCGAATATGCAAACTTAATTGCTAAAAATGCAAACGCATATGTTCGTTTTGGGAATGATAACTATCGCACTTTCCCGGGCGTAACATCCGACGGAACAAAAATCGAAAACATTCGAGGTGAGGATTGGATTTATGCAAGACTGCAGGAGCGAATGCTTGACCGTTTTTCAAAAGTTGCGGCCTTGCCATTTACAATTTCAGGACTCGTTGAAGTTGAATCAATTGTTACAGGCGTAATGCAAGATGCAGAAAATCAGGGGATTCTTTCTACAGACCCAGAAAATAAATTCACAGTTAGTGTGCCAGCTCTTGCCGATATTGATCCAGCCGATAAAGCTGCTGGAATTTTGCGTGGTGTAGAATGGTCAGCGGTTTTCGCCGGATCAATCGACAGGGTCTATTTCACTGGAAACCTTAGTTCTTAATTTGAAGGAGTTTTAAATGTCAAAAACTTATGATTCAACAGCCGTCATCGTAACAGTTGACGGAGTTACAATCTCAGGAATCAAAGGAGCTATTCAAGCTTCAAGAAATTCTGATATGTACTCAACAACAGTAGATAATGGTGGATCGCCAACATATTCAAAATCAAACGACCGAAGCGGCGTTGTGACCTTGCCTGTAGATCAGTCATCATCAAGCAATGATTACCTTTCCGGCCTTCATGTTGCCGGCGAGCTTGGCTTGAATGCGCCCGTTATTGTTTCAATCAAAGATGTGAACGGAACGACTTTAGTGGTAGGCGAAGGCCGTATTGCAAAGCCTGCTGACATAAGCTTTGACGTTGAAACTGGCTCTCGAGAGTGGACTATCAACATGGGTGTTTTAGAAATGTATGTTGGAGGTATTAGCTAATGAAAAATGACAAAACTTTGAATATTGGGGATCAAAAGTTTTTGTTGGAAAGATTTCCGGGTGAAGAATCAACTATTTTGCTTTTTGACCTGTTGAACTTTCTTGGCGAATCCTTGTTTCGTTTTATCATCACCGGAGTTTTGCAATCCGAAGAACAAGTTGAAAATCAAGGCGTCATGGATAGCATAATGACCGCTTTAAAATCTTTCAACAGTGCCGGTGATTCAAAATCGAAACTTGAACTTCTCAAACGTATTTTGTCACACTCAAGAGTTTTTAACGAGCAAGGCGACAAAGCTTTACCTTTAAATTTTAACTCGTGCTTCAATTCTGGTATTCTCGCAGCATTTAAATTGGCGCGTGAGGTGTTGCAATTCGAGTACAGCGATTTTTTAGCCGCAAGCCCCATTCAAAAAGGCCAGTAGAATCCGAAGGGGCCGGACTAAAAACAAATTTGCAAGGCGTAAAGGTTTGGATCATGCGGCCAGTTGATGCCGGCATGGGTTCTTTGTTGGAAGTTAAAAACCTTTGGACAATAGATGAGATTGCCGATGCAAACGAGTGGTTGGACTTAAAAGAATATCTTGAGTGGAAAGAATGCCAGAAAATAAAAAAAGCAGGTAAGTAAAAATGGAAGTCCGCGAGCTAGTCACAAAACTAGGTTTCAATGTTGATTCTTCAAAGTTGAAAAGCTTTGAGGGTCAAATCAGCTCGGTCAGAAACTCCATGACTGTTGCGGTTGGCGTAATTTCTGCATTTGGTGCTAGTCTTTTCTATTTAACAAAACACATTTCGGACATGGGCGATGAGCTTGCAAAAAATTCAGCACGCATCGGTTTGTCAATTGCAGATTTGCAAAAATACTCATACGCGGCAGAGCTTGCTGGCACAAATATTGAGACGTTCCGAAACGGCATCACAAGATTTTCGCGTAATCTTCTCGATTCAAAGTTAGGAACTGGCGAGGCTTTGAAAGCCTTTGAGACTTTAAAGCTCGACCCAAAAAATTTCAAAGATACAAACGACGCATTCCTAAAAATAGCCGATAGGTTTAAGGGCATGAAAAACGGTTATGAAAAAACAGCCATTGCTCAACAGCTATTCGGGAAATCTGGCGCACAACTTATCAATTTATTGAATGAAGGTTCTGAATCAATAAAGAATCAGGGACTTGAATTGCAAGACCTTGGCGCGATAATCAGTGAAGATTTTGCCCGTACGAGTGAAGATTTTAACGACTCGATGTTGCGCATGAAAACCTTTATTCTTGGGCTTAAAATCACTTTGGCTGAAGAATTGATGCCTCTTTTTAACGACATCATGCACGACACAATCGCTTGGGCGAAAGTGAATAAAGAATTCATAAAAATAAAAATCAGAGAATATGCAGAAAAGTTTGTTGATGCAATTAGATTTTTGATTCGAAATGTCAGAACTCTATCTTACTTGCTTGGTGGCCTAGCGAGCGCGTGGGCCATAGGTGGGTTGATAAATATTTTTAATGCTTTGTTGCCATTGTTCGGACTGATCAAAACTGTGACTTTGTTTTTGACTGGCAGCGCAATTTTACCTTGGACTTTATTGGCGGCGGCCATTGGCACTGTAGCTTTAACAATTCAAGATTTGCACACAGGGTTAAGCGGTGGAAATTCTGAATTCATGATAAAAAATGCTGATGATTTAAAAAAATCTTATTCGCGATTTGGCGTTGAGATTACAAACATCATTATTAGTATGCAAGAATTGCTTAGAATATTTGAGGGTAAAAACGAAACCGTTAACACATTTTTTGCAAGTGCCTTTGATTTATCTCAAACGGCGATTACAAAAATTAAAACATTTTTTGTGACGCTATTCACAGAAATCAGCTCTTACATTAAAGAATCCATAACAAATGCGTTATTTGACACGTTTTCATTTATCGCTTCAAAAATGGAGACCATTGGAAAAGTTGCAAACTTTGCAAGTGGCTTTTCAAATTTTGGAGCTTTAAGCGCGATCAAAAGCACTGTGCCGACAGCAAATAAGGTTGGTGGCAATACCGTTGAGCAAAATATTGAATTCAAGCCAGAAATCAATGTCAACATGAATGGCACAGAAGGTGGAATGGATATCGCAAATAAAATTTCTGAAAAAATTCGTGATGAAGCTTCACGTATGTTTAGAAATACTAAGCGCGATCTTGAAACGGCTGGGGTGTGATAAATGGCAGGATCAGTATTAAATATTTTATTTGGCAGCAAAAGAACTGAAATCGGGAACATCATTATTGACGCCTCCGTTGAAGAAACCCATTCGGCAAAAGCTGTTGCAACAAGAAACCCTGTTGAAGATGGCGTTGACGTCACGGATCACGTTCGCCTTTTGCCTTTCGAGTTAAAAATCAAAGGTGTTATTTCAGACACTCCAAGCGTGTTTGGCCTAATTAGGAATCCAAATTTAAACGTTCGTGATTTTGTTTCAACAATTATCGGAAAATCAAAGCGTTCAATTGACGCATTCAACAAGCTTGTTGATCTTAGAAATAAGCGAGAAACCTTCAGCGTCATAACAAACTTGAAAGTTTACAAGAATATGATTCTTGAAGAAATCACGGTTGATCGAAGTGCAGCAACAGCAAACGCGATTCACTTCACGGCTAGCCTGACTCAAATTGTAAAAGTTGGGTCAAAGGTTTTGGATGTTCAATCCGATAGGCTTGCAACCAGTGTGAATAAAACAGGGCAAACAACACAAAATCTTGGCAACTTGAAAACCGATACAATACCAGAAAACCAACCGTTGAGTACGTCACCAAGCTCGAAGGTAAATAACTCATACGCAAAAACACTATTTAATCTCTTCAGGTAAAAATGGCAGATATTCAAAAAATACCAGCAGACTCTAGCACAGGGCTTTCAAGATTTAAATTCACAACAACGCTTGATGGAGTCGATTTTATTTTGAGGTTTCGTTGGAACACAAGGATTGAATTGTGGGTGATGGACATTTTTGACGCGGATGAGAATGAAATAAATATGAGTATCCCGCTGATGGTGAACACAAACGTCATAAAAAAATATAAAAGTAATTCAATGCCACAAGGCACAATGATTTTGTTTGATACTTCTGGAACTGACGAAGAGTGCGGGTTTGATGAACTTGGCGACAGATGTGTTCTTTTGTATGAGAAAGCAGCATGACAGATTTATTTTCAAGACAAGTTGCCGTCCAAATTATCCCTCAGCTTGGCACGCCTAAGCTCATTACAAAGTTGCGCGTTCAATTCAAAATAAAAAAAACAAATAAATCATCTTTGAACAATGGCGAAATCACCATTCTAAACATGAATGAAGAAAACAGAAGTCTTGTTGCTCAACAAAGCACGAGAATCGTTTTGCTGGCTGGATATAGAGATACAAGCGAGGTTATTGCCGCAGGAAATATCACAAAGGTTGTTGAAAAAAAGCAGGATGTTGATTGGGAAACAAAAATTGAAGTTCGTGACGGTGACAACGCTTTTCGCACTTCAATTTTTAACAAAAGCTTTCCACCCGACACATCAATTCAATATATTTTTGACGATCTAATAAACGAGTCAGGATTTGCACGCGGTAGCATTTCAGGTATTCCGACAACGCGTTACAAAAAGGGCTATTGCTATTCAGGTATGGCAAGAGACGCGATCGACGAACTTTGTGAAAAAAGCAACCTAGAATGGTCAGTACAAAATGAAACAATTCAAATCATGCCAAAGTCAGGGTTTACTTTAGACACTATTATTGAATTGGACCAAAATTCAGGATTGATTGAAAGCCCGTCAAAAACAAAAAATGGAATTGAGTTTAAAAGCCTTTTGCAGCCTCGTTTAACCCCGGGAAGGCGGGTCAAAATCACAAGCGATCGTGTCAATGGGGTCTATAAAATTCTAACAGTTTTACAAGATGGCGACAGCGAAGAAGGCCCATTTTATTCAATTTGTGAGGCTTCAAAATAATGCCAAATTTTCTTTTCACAAAAGAACCGCAGGAAAGCGGCGAAGAAGACTTTGATCTGACAAGCGTTATAAAGGCCGCGGTTGATGCCAAGCTTTTAGACACACACACATGCTTTCCGGCACGAGTTGTGGCTTATGATAAAGAAGGACCGACGGTTGATTGTGTTCCGGTGCTTAAAAAGAAGTTCCCTGACGGTCGCATTTTGGAGATGCCAAAAATACCAAAAGTTCCGGTTATGTTTCAGCGCACAAGTGCCGCAATCATTGCCATGCCAATTCAGGTTGGTGATTATGTGATGCTGCACTTTACAGAGCGATCAATCGACAAATGGATGCAAACAGGCGGCACGGTAGACCCTGAAGATGTGCGAAAACACCATTTATCTGATGCTTATGCGGTGGCTGGCTTGTTCCCCTACAGCAACAAAGCCGATTTGAACAATGATCAAGATATAATCATCAAGAACACACGCAGCGGAAAAAAAACAGAGATCAGAATAAAACAAAATGGAAAGTTCCAAGTCATCAACCAAACCGACGAATTGATAAGGTTGCTTTATAGATTTGTGAAAGCAATCGCGGGAAGTGAGGCTGTTGTTCTTGGATCGACAGGCCCGCAACCACTAAGGCATTTTGAATTCGCAGAAATATTGGCGAAGCTCGAAACTTTTGTTGAAAAGAAAGACTAAAGGGTTTAAAATAAGGAGGCTATAGATGGCAATGAATGCAACGAATCTCAAAAATGAGATTGTCGCAGCGATAAATGCTGCAATGCCAGATTTTACAGCATATCCCAACGATCACAGAGTTGGACTCACAAAAGCTCAATATGACGCGCTTCTCTACGGAGCAATAGCCTCAGCGATCGTCACTCACATACAAACAAACGCAAAAGCAACGGGAACGGATTCGAGACTCGATACCCATAATTTGTCAATTATCTAATGGATTTAAAACTTGATAGCACTGGCGATCTTGATTTGTCCTCATACGATCTCGAATTGACCGAGGGAGTAGAGGCTATTGAACAACATTTAAAAAACAAGTTTGGTGATATCCAAGGTGAATGGGCGTTTGATACTGAAATTGGTTTTCCATATTTCGAAGAAGTTTTTGTGGCAAATCCAAATTACACACAAATTCAAAATGTTTTTATGAATGAGATTGTCGAAACGCAGGGTGTGATTGAGATTTTAAGTTTAGATTTTGAGTATGAAAATGACACATTGAGCGTTTCGTCTGAAATTTTAACTAATGATGGATTTATTGATTTTACAATAGTGAGAGAGCTTTAAAAAATGGCAGGACTTAGCACAACAGGACTGACGATTAAGACGTACGATGAGGTGAAGGCCGAGTTGGTTGCTGATTTGCGCACATATCTTGGAAACGGCGTCAACACGCTTGAAACTGGTTTGCTTGGTAAAATAAAAGCAATTATTTCAGAACGCGAAACTTTGGTTTGGGAAGTTTTAGAGTCGCTTTATAATATGTATGATCCCGATTCAGCCGAAGGGGTTTTGCTAGATAAAATTGTTGCTCTTACAGGATTTACACGACTTGAGGCCACGTATTCAACAGCAACAGTCACGGTTTACGGCACAAACGGAACAACAGTTCCAGAAGATACAATTTTTTCAGTCGATGGAAATCCAGACGTTCAATTCGGGACAGATGCAGCCGCTATAATCGGCAATGGCGTTGACGAAGTTCAAACAATTACTTTTGATTCAGTACCAGATGGTGGCGAGTTTAAGCTTGTGTTTGACGGAGACGAAACAAACGCAATTCTTTATAGTGACAATGCGGCAACGGTTGAAAGCGAATTGAACGGCCTTCCGAGCCTTTCGGCGGTTACGGTAACAGGCAATTTCTCAACTGGATTTGTTGTTACATTCACAGGCTCAGATGGTGAGCAAGACCAAGAGCTTTTAACCACAGTAGACAACACGCTTGAGCTTTCGGCAGTCTCGGTCTCAATCTCAGTCGCTGAAACAACACAAGGCGTTTTGCCTAACGTTGACATTGAATGCACGGCACTTGTGGCCGGCGCTCTTGAAGCCGCAGCAGGTTCGTTGACAGTAATTGACACGCCGGTAAGCGGGTTGAATTCAGTCACAAACTCACTTGACGCGACCGTTGGCTCAGACATTGAAACAGATTCAGAGTTGAGAATTCGCCGCGAGGCTTCACTTGCAGCATTTGGCAAATCAACAAAAGTCGGCATTCGTCAAAAAATTCTTGCTCTAGATGATGTTGCTGCTTGCGTTGTTTATACAAATAGAGATGACACAACAGATTCAAGTGGTCGCCCGCCTCACTCTTGCGAAGTTGTTGTTCTGGGTGGAACTGACGAAGATATTTCAAACGAGTTAAACGAAAACTTTCCAGCAGGAATTACATACTACGGAAGCACCACAGTTTCACTTGAAGATTCTCAAGGGTTTTCAGAAGATATTAAATTTTCACGTCCAACTGAGATCGATGTTTATCTTGAAGTTGATTTGCGCACAAACACAGATTTTCCAGATGCAAGCGGCCCAGCAAGTTTGAAAACTCAAATTGTTGATTATGCTGAAGAAAATTTTTCTATTGGTGATGACGCAATTGTTTTTGGAACTCTTTCAATAGCTGGTGCTCTATCTCAAACAGGCGGTGTAATTGGGATTACTGATTACGACATAAGAATTTCAACCGCAAGCACAGCGCTTGTGCAAACTTTAACTTTTGACGCTGATCTTGTCGCAAGCAACGTCGTTTCTTATATGCTTTCAGGTGTTGCAGGCACTTCGACTGTTACCTATGCCACAAGCCATGCGGCCACAATGACGGCACTTGCGGCACAGCTACAAAGCGAATCATTGATTGTCACGGCAACAGTAACAGGCACGCGAGAAATTACAATCACAAGTCAAACCGCTGGTGTCCCGGCGGTATTGCATGACGTCGAAGTTGCAAACGGCGCAAGCCAAGCAAGTACTGAAATAAAAACAACATCACACTCAGATGATAACATTGCCATTGAGTCAAATCAAATCAGTGCATGGGATTCATCACGCGTTGTGATTACGGTGTTAAGCTAATGCAAATTGTAGAAACTACAAACCACGCGGCACAAGCGATTGATCGTTTGACTGATCAATTCAAGGGCAAGGTCAAAATCGAGGGCTTAATCACGGCAATTGTGAACCAATTGCAGGATATTGAAACCGCAGCTTATCAGGTTATTCATGGGACTTATTTAGGCGACGCAATCGGAGTGCAGCTTGATCGAGTTGGCAAAATTGTTGGTGCAGAAAGACAGGGCCGGTCAGATGAAGACTATGAAAACTATATTTATGCAAAAATTGGGCAAAACGTAAGCAATGGGACTCGAGAAGATTTGATTGCAATTTTTAATTTACTGACTGGAAGCACGCGCAGTCATTACATGAATATCGGCGGCGGTGCTTGTGCGATCATGGCAAACCTAGATATTTCAGCACTTAACACTGACGACATTAAAACGTTTTGCCAAGAGGTTTTGTGTGTCGGTGTGCGGCTTGATTATGTTGGCTGGTTCGATGACGATGAAGCTTTTGGATTTGCTGGCGACATTAACGCTTTAGGGTTTGGCACTTTGGCAGATTTGTCATTGGGCGGTAAACTCTCAAGTTTGGTTTAAGGAATATTTTATGGCAGAAGCACCCCAAAATTTACCGAGATGGGCAGATACAAACCCTGCATCATATACATCCGAGCCAAGTGATGCAAAAAAAGACGTTGGTTTTTTATCAGAAGAAAAGCCGCCTTTTGAATTTTTGAATTGGTTACTTTATGCAATTTACACATGGTTGAACTTTTTTAGAAACCAAGGATCAGAACAGGTTAAAACAAATTTTATTCGATCAGATTCAAACATCAATTGGCTTGGAGGTAGCATCTCATTTGCAGATGATATTGAAATTCATTTTCGTGAAGAAGATACGGTTTATATAAATAGAATTGATTCTGCAGACTCACCTTTGACAATTGGTGATGGGCAAGTTTTGCTTGTGAAAAAATCGACAGCTACAACCGATGAAACTTTGACTGCAGGAACATACGGCACGCTTGCTGCTGGTGAATATGTCATTGTCGATGAAGCATCTTTAACTGCTGATGAGGCTCATCTTGAACTTGTCGTTTTTCGTCGAAGTGGTGCAAATCTTCAAAATTTTATTACAAAAACAGAGCATTTGTTTCGAGAAATAAAACTTGGAAGCACGGAGATGGTTATAAATTGGACAAGGCCCGAACTTATCGGAGCTGGCCTTGCGATTGCAACGGTTGGAACTCCAGCACTTGCAGCTTTAAATAGTACAGATGTTGCGTTTATCGACAGCACGAACGATTCACTTCGAACATATAGATTTGATGGTGCAGCATACGCGTTGGTCGGAGCTGGCCTTGCGATTGCAACGGTTGGGAACCCAGCTCTTGCAGCTTTAAGCAGTACAAGAGTTGCATTTGTAGATAGCACGAACGACTCACTCAGAGCCTACGACTGGAATGGTGCAGCATGGTCGTTGGTCGGAGCTGGCCTTGCGATTGCAACAGTTGGAACTCCAGCACTTGCAGCTTTAAATAGTACAGATGTTGCGTTTTTTGATAATACAAATGATTCTTTAAGAGTTTATAGTTTTAATGGTGCAACGTGGGCGCAAGTCGGAGCAGGGCTTTCAATATCAACGATTGGCAACCCAGCTCTTGCAGCTTTAAGCAGTACAAGAGTTGCATTTTTTGACTCGGGAAACGACTCACTCAGAGTCTACGACTGGAATGGTGCAGCATGGTCGTTGGTCGGAGCTGGCCTTTCTATTGCTTCTACTGGTGCTGTTGCAATTGCAGCTTTAAACAGCAAAGACATTGTATTTTTTGACGACCAAACTGACGTGATACGAATGTGTAGTTTTGATGGTGCAACGTGGGAGTTGGTTGGTAACTCTATAGCAACTCCAGGAGCTGGTGCTCCAGCATTGGCGGCATTAAACGGTAATGAGGTTGCTTTTATCGACGACGGGAACGATTCACTCAGAACCTATCGGTTCAATTTTGCCCTTTCAAGTCCATATTCACCTGCTGGCGGAGCATTTTAATTATGAAAAAATTAAAAAGGATTTTTGTTTTTATTCTTCAGTTTTTGCTTGTCCCACTGATCGCATACGCGGCAGGCAAAGCATATCCATCAAACTCAAATCAAACGCTTATCACCGTGGCAGGCGTTAAAGCTGATGGCACAATTGTTGGTTTGCTTGTCGGTGATGACGGCACTGTTCAAATGAATTGCATCCCATAAGGTTATTTTTATGAAAAAAATTGTTAAACTTTTATCCTTGTTTTTGATTTTGCCGTCATTGGCATACTCAGCAGGCAAAGCCTATCCATCAAACTCGAATCAAACCTTGATGCCGATTGCTGGCGTTACAGCAGACGGAACAATGAAAGGCTTGCTTGTTGATAATGATGGCGTTGTGCAAGCAGCGGGTGTGGGTGGCGGTTCTGGAACAGTCACAGATGTTTCAATCGTTTCTGCAAATGGTCTTTCTGGCAGCGTTGCAAATTCAACAACCACTCCAGCCATTACACTAAGCACGACAATAAACGGCATTCTTCAGGGCAATGCAAGCGCAATATCAGCCGCGCCAACGACAGGCACGGGCAACGTTGTACAGGCAACTTCTCCAACAATCGTCACGCCAACAATTGCTAGTTTTACAAACGCCACACACAGCCATACAAACTCTGCTGGTGGTGGAACATTGACTTCAGCCGCGGTCACAGATTTCGACACGCAGGTACGCACGAGCAAGCTCAATCAAATGGCGCAGCCGAATGCTGATGTGAGTATGAACTCGTTTAAAATTACGAGTCTTGCCACGCCAACGGCATCAACTGACGCCGCTACCAAAGCCTATGCCGATGCGATTGCATCTGGCCTTTTGATCAAAACGAGTTGCTCTTATGCGTCGACAGCGAACGTGGCAGGCACTTATGTTGGCAGTCCAAGCTTTACATTAACGGAAGTCGGTTTTGGCGCGTTGAGCATTGACGGTGCATCACCCAGCATTGGACAACGAATACTTTTAAAGAACCAAACTACAGCTCAAGAAAACGGAATTTATACAGTAACAGCCGCTGGCAGTGGTGGGTCATCTTATGTGCTAACCCGCGCAACCGACTTTGACGCCTCTGCTGAAACGATCACAGGCTCATATTCATTTATTGCGGCTGGCATAAGCAACGCGGCAACTGGCTACATTTTAACAACACCCGCAACAATTACACTCGACACAACAGCGTTGGCTTTCACACAATTTTCAGGCGCAACGAATTACACAGCTGGCAACGGCATGACCCTGTCAGCTCTCAACTTCGCTGTCGGCGCAGGAACTGGCTTGGTTGCGAATGCCGATGACATGGCTGTTGACACGTCTGTTGTTGCTACAACGTCAAACTCACTGACGATGTCCAACAAGACTTTGACAGCTCCGATTTTGGGTGGTGGCACACAGGGATCAGTTACATTCTTAGGTGCTGCAGGCGTCATATCTCAAAACAACGCCAAGTTTTTTTGGAATAACACGAGTGGATTTTTGGGCCTTGGCACAGCTTCACCTGCTGCAAATTTAGATATTTTTCAATCGGCAGCGACTACAGGATCACCAAACGGTTTTAAATTTCAGGGCGGGTCGCATACAACTTTGACAGCGTCGACCGAAGCAAAAGATTTTGATATCAATTTAAATCGTCTTGTCCAATTTTCTACAGGGAATTTTGCTACACAAAGAGCTATCTATATTCAGGCACCACAATATTCTGCTGTTGGTGCATCAACGATCACAACAGCGGCAACTTTAGCAATTTCAAACGCGCCTGCATTCGGTGCGAATATGTCAATCACACGACCGTATTCATTCATGAGCGAAAATGGAAACGTATCTTTTTCGATGGCTTCCAACGTCGGATTGGTAGTTGATTTCTTGGCATCAAATACAACTGGAAGCGCTCGAACGGTTACGTTTAAAAGTGCTTTGACCGCTGCATCTTCTGCAACAGACTTTATTTTTGCCACTACAGGCACGACAAGAACCGCTGGAAGTCTTTTGTCTTTGGTCAACAACGCAACTTCACGATTTTCAGTTGGCTACAATGGCGCAATCACGGTCAATCAATTGGCAGGCACAAGCGGGTCACCCGCTGCATTAAACATCACAGGCGGTGCACACACAACTTTAGCGGCTGGCGTCGAAGCAAGCGATGTAAATTGGAATTTTGCGCGTACTGTGCAATTTGCAACTGGAGCGCTTGGACAACAATCAATCATTAAAATTACGTCGCCGACGTATTCTTTTGTAGGCGCGTCAACTATCACAAAAGTGGCAGGGCTTTCAATTTCAGCTCCAAACGCCGGGACAAATGCAACATTTACAAACACAACAGCAGCAAACATTGGTGGTGATGTCGCTTTGTCCGCATCAACCGCGTCGCTGTTGTACACTGCTTTAAATATTCCATCTCACACGATAACATTCAATGGCAACACAAACATGACAGGCGTCAGCACCGCAAACGGAATATCAATTGGACAAATTACACTGACTGACGCCTCTGCTGTGACTGTCGATAATTCGTCTAGTTTATATATTGCAAACGCGCCTACAGCCTCGGGATCGGTAAGCTTAACAAATAAATATTCGATTTTTGTTGATGCTGGCAATTCTCGATTTGATGGACGTGTTTTACAAGCTCAAGGTGCTGACGTTGCTTCAGCAAACGATCTTGTTTTGGGCAGTGATGGAAACACTTTCGAGGTCACGGGATCAACACAAATCAACGCAATCAACACCGCAGATTTTACGCTCGGCTCAGAGGTTACTTTAGTTTTTGCTGCTAACGTGACTGTTAAACACAACACGGCTGGCGGCGGTGGTACGGCTGTTATTCTTTTGTCAGGTGCGGGAGATTTTACAGCGACTTCAGGTGACACTTTGACTTTAAAATACAGCGAACAGGGTGGTTTGTCAGCATGGCGAGAAGTTGGGAAAGCATTAATTTAATTTAGAAAGGTACTTTTATGGAAGACGAAAAAAACTTTGACGTTTTATCAGTTGAAAATGGCGTTGCAACAATCAATGAAAGTCAAGATGTAACCTATACCAAGGTTGAGATTGAAACCAAAATCAGCGAATTGCAAAGCTTGATTTTGAGCAACGAAAATCAGATCACGATTTTTCAAAATAGCAATGTGCAACTGGCCGCTGATTGTCAGCGTTGGCAGTCGATACTAGAACAATTTTCTTAATTTTATTTTTAAAGGGGGAAAAGTGAAGTTGAAAATATTTTATTTATTATTAGCGTTGTCTCTTTCGGCAAACATTTTTACCGTTTGGAATTTTCTTTCAAAAACAGTTTATACAAATGGGATTTTAGAAGGTCAACAACAGGCGGCTAGCGCAATTACAAGTGAGATCGAAAAGCAATTGCAAACAGGCCAATTGAAATTGAACGTTGGTGGTAAAGAAACAATTTTTGTTCCAAAAAAATGAGACCATTACAACAACACAAAGATCAATTTGATCAAGCTCTAAATGAAAACCCAATGAAAGTTGTGAAACTTTGGTGGGTGATTGTTGGCGTTTGTTGCATCGTCTTTAGTTTTGTGGCGAGCGGTTATTTTTATTGGGATACACGACTGAATAAAACCAAAGATCATCTTGAAGAAAAGCTCAAATCAGTTGAGGACAAGGTCAATCGAATGGACACAACTGTAAACGTTGTCTCTGTTAAGCAAGATTTTTTGCAACGCGACATCGAAGAAATAAAAAAAAATCTCCAAGAATTAAGCGTGAATAAAACTTACTCAAAAAAAAACAAAGTAAGTTTTTCTGTCGCTGAAATTTTACAGAAGTGAAAACAAGGGTGGTCAGTATGCGCGTTGAAGACATTAAGAGAATTTGCATCGATCCGGGGCATGGCGGCAAAGACCCGGGGGCAGTTGATCACGGTATTTGTGAAGAAGATTTCAACCTGATCATCGGAAGCTTGGTTGCGGCTCAATTGAGACAGCTTATGTTTAGCGTTGTGCAAACTCGTGCGTTTGATCAGCACCTTGACGAAGTGAAATCAAAAGACCTTCAAGCGCGTTGCGATATGGCCAATGTAAACAAATGTGACCTGTTTGTTTCTATTCACGCCAACGCAGCAGAGCAAGACAAGGCCGAAGGTTTCGAGGTTTTTTATTCGAGTGACGCAGGCAGGGCAGCGGCTGAATATGTTTTGACTTGGTTCAAACAATTTTTTCCAACACACAAAATTCGCGGAATTAAAAAAACTGGCGGACTGTACGTTTTGAACCAAACCGACATGCCCGCGATTTTGATCGAGGGTGGATTTATCACAAACCCAGCCGAATCAGAATTTTTGAAAGATGCAAAACAGCAAGTGATGTTTGCAACGTGCGTATCGCAAGGAATTTACCAATTTTTCAACAACAAAAAAGGAGAATGACATGGATTTTTTAACAGCACACAAAATGGAAATCGTTTCGATTTTATTTTTCACAAGCGAACTTTTGGGATCACTCGATTTTTTCAAATCAAGCTCGGTTTTTGAACTCGTAAAAAATGGCATAAATGCCTTGTACGGAAAAAAAAACTAAACATCATTCAGCAGATCAATTTTTTTTTGAAGGCGCGAAAGCTATTCAAAAAATCTAAAGACGGCAAAAAGTGAACGTCCGCCCCCGGCGGTGTGGTGAACCCCTTTCATCCTAGCTTTTTGCCGTCTCTTATTTTTTCTAAAACAAACCCTTAATATTCAGGTTCACTGTTGCATCATCTGAATAACTGTGAAGCCAGTTTTGTCGCTGACAACAATTTTAAGATCCTTTTCAAAAAAGATGATGAATTGTCTGCTACCAAAATCTTGAATGTATTTTATTTGATCTGTATTTACCCAATGCTTTGTATTAGACTCATCAACTATTTCTATCATTTTCATATTATTCTCCATTTGGTTTTTAAAAATTGTCAATTGCATCACGCAACCTTGAATCAAGAGCAGTAGCATAGCGAGTTGTCATTTGAATAGACTTGTGGCGCATAAGCTGTTGCACAACACGAATGTCACCAGTTTTTTCAAGCAGCCGCGTTGCAAACGTGTGCCGTAATTGGTATTGTGTAAGTTTAACCCGAGCCTCTTTACACGCCTTGAGCCAGCGCCTTGACAAGTCAACAACGTGTCCATTCTTGCCCACAAACAAAAAATCATCTTTAGATTTTTCGGCAATCAATTTTTTAAAGAGTGGCACAAGTTCGGAGTGCATGGGCAGAATCCCACTTTCAGCGGTCTTTGTTTGGTCGGGATACAGATCAATTGAATTGGTTTTGAGATTGATGTTTTTGACCTTGAGCCGAAACGCTTCTGACGGGCGCAGTCCGGCGTAGTACATGCACATGAACGGGGCACGCTCATAGATATCCATGGCCTCAAAAACTTTCATCACATCTTCGTGCTGTGCAAATTTGGGCGGTTTACGAATCAATTTTGGCCGTGTGATTTTGTCCGCTGGGTTGAAATTGAGATACCGTTTGAGCATGGCAAACTTGAACATGAGCCGCGTGGCGCGAGCGTAATGAATCACCGTTTGAGGCTCATAACCTTTTTCGATTGTCCAAGCCGTAAAGGCATCATGGTCAAACTTGCCGATTCGCACGCCACCAAACCGCTTTTCAACCTGTTGCAAAAAGTTAAACTCATCCCGAATTGTCTTTGGCTTTTTGCGGGTGTTGGTCTTTTGCCATGCTGTGAACTCCAAAATCAATTCAGAGACGGTCAAAGTCGAAGGGGCGCCCATGTCTAGCTTGAGGTAGGTTTGATCGCTGTGGTAGCGTAGAAGAACAGCCTTGGCCTGTGTCGGTGCAATGTTGCCAATCTTGACCCATTTGGTTGACCATGAGCCATTAGCTTTGAATTTCTCGCAAATGTAAAAAATGTTTTTTTTCTTTGCAAGAAAGGCCATGGTTTTGATTTTTCGTGGTAGAAGGTTGGTAGAAAGCTTTTTAGGGCTTTCTACCGCAAACCCTTTGTTTAATTGGTCGGGGAGACAGGATTCGAACCTGCGACATCCTGCTCCCAAATCAATAACAGGGCATTTTCAACAAACTCAATGTTTGCAGATATTTACCGTTTGTTCTTATAAATCAAAAACTTGTTTCACGTCAAACAAAAAGACTTAAATGGAACAAAAGGGCGTAAAATGTCTTTTTTGAATCTGTTTGGTAGAAGAATGGTAGAAAATTTGTAATACAAAAAGTCACGAGCTGCTCATTCTTTTTTGCCGCCAAAATATGGTTTGGCCATTCCACGTTTCAAAAGCTCTTCACCAACATTTTTGCCGGAACAAATCACATCGGCATCAAGTCGAAAATATTTGTCGCGGCGAATGTTCGAGAGTTCGATTGTGCTGCCGATTTTGCAAAGCGAGCGGACGAGGTCGCGGGCTTTTGTGGCCTCTTTCTTGAATGGCCCCTTCATTTCTGGGGTGTCGATTCCATAAACGCGGATACCAATGTTATCACCGAACACAGGTGGCATGGCGTCAATGTCTACCGTGAGAGTATCGCCATCGTAAACGCTCACCACGGTTGCGACGAATGTTTCTTTGTAGACTTTTTCGGCGGCACTTGCTGTCAGGCAAAGGAATAGCAAAATTGTGAGAGTGATTTTTTTCATTTTAATTCAAGCATGCTCAGATCAATCCCTTTTGCGGAAAGATCGCTTTGAACAGAAATAATGTGAGGCTTGGGGTCTATATTCGTTTTTGAATTTTGAAAATCAGCTAAAAAATTTGTGAATGCTTTTTTGCAATCATCATTTTGAATATCACAATTATTGTTTGAAGAAAACAACCTTGCAATTGCTATGGACGAAACAAGAAGCATGCCCTCAACCTTTTCAGGTTTTTTGTTTACACTCAAAATTTTTGTAATGTTTTCAGTCATCTTGTTTTGATTTTTTTCAGCGTATTCTTCTAAAAAAAAGCATTCATCCAAAATAACGCTACCAATAATCTCGGTTGAGAGATTGCAGACCAAATCAATTTTTTGGCCTTTTTTTAATTTTGAAATTTTTACAATTTGCTCTTTTGTAAATTGAGCAATTGGGTCATTAAAATATCCTGAGCCATTCAAGTGTAGGGATGGGTCTCCTGTTAAATCGCTTTCGATGCTTGTGATGTTAGCACTTACCAAAAACGTTTTACCCTTGTATTTTTCAAGAGCAGCAACTTCGTTATCTTCAAATTCTTTTGATAAAACAATCGATTTTATTCTGACCAAATCATTGCCAAAAACACTGTCTTCGCCATTTACAAATGATCTAACATCATCACTGAATAAAGTTGAAATCGCATGAGCTTCAATTGCGGTGAGATTGTATCTATTTGATTGTGATTGATTTCTAAAACGTCCATCGTTTTCGGTGCTAGGATTATTTTTTTGCTCTTTTCTTGATGGATTGAAGAAAACCACAAATACAATTGATGCAATAAAAATTCCAATAAGAATTCGACCAACTTTTTTGTCGTTTGCATTTCGTGGTTTGGCAACTTGAGTTTGAGAAGTGCCACACTTTGAACAAAATGCAGCATTCAAATCAATCTGCACGCCGCATGATTGGCAATATTTTTGTGTCATTTCAATTCCTTTTTATCCAATGCACAACATGGATGGCTCTCACATCTTGTGGCGCCAAAACAATTGGGTCATGCAATGGATTGATTGATTTTAGCACAATCGCAACACCATCATGTTTGTATTCTTTGACCATGACTTGCCCATCATGAAGGTGAACAACCACATAGTCACCATTTTTTGGTTCTTTGTCTGTTTCGCAAAGCAAAAAATGGCCTTTACGAATGAATGGTTCCATTGAATCGCCGTCAACCTGCACTGCATAAGCATATTGATCTTTCACATCATCAGGACGATGAATCATGCGCGAAGCCTGCCCAGAAATCGGCAATCCATCATCCCCAAAAAATCCACCTTTTCCTGCTTTGGCAAGACCAACAACTGGAATGTCAAAGGGTGTATAATCAGGGGCGTCAATCGCATTCGGAGGGCGGTGGTAGCGGCTATCAGCAACCTTGCTGTCAATCAAGTCTAAAATGGAAACGCCTAAAGCTGTGGCGATTGATTCAATTTTTTGAAGTCCAACATTTGCAACCTTATCCAGCTCAATTTTGTTCATGTAATCATTTGAAAGGTCGGAAAGCCGCGCCAAACCTGATTGAGATAGGTTTTTACTCTCACGAAAATATCTGATTTTTTCACCAAGTGTTTTCATACTATTATATTATTATAGCCTAAATTGCTGAAATTCTTAAATAATAAAATAAACGTAAAATATCCGTTGACACAATTGCATTCGTGCGTTTATAATCGTAAGCATGGAAACAGAGCAAACAATCAAGCTGAAAGAATTCCGCGAAAAAGCCGGTCTCACTCTTAATGGCTTAAGTGCCGAGTCTGGTCTTTCAACAGACTACATTTGGAAAATTGAAACAGGGCGCGTGACAAACGTTGGGCTTGATAAGCTCAAGCTTTTGGCAAGCGCACTTAACATTTCACTCATGGAATTAATCGGTGGGCAGGGGGTCGCCCATGACTAACTTTAATAACGTATGTCACCGCGCCGCTAAAGAGGCAATGGATTCAAATTTGCACGAGGTAAATAAAAATTTGCCGCAGGTAAACAAAACACAACCGACATCTAAGACAGTCCTGCGGCTCGTTGTTTCTGAGTCATCATCTAAAGAATTTGCAGCTAAGTTAGGAGTCTCAGAGACAACAATTTCGCAATGGTTGGCGGGCACGAAAAACATCCCTGAATTGCACCAGCTCGCCATCCTGCGCGAAAGCAAAATGTTTATCAAAATTCAAATGCGAAAAATGCTTGAAATTGATGACTACATTGACGCGCTCGAAATCATGTCATTCGGAGAGGTGCGCCGTGGATGATCTTTTGAAGCCCGCAGATGCGGCAAAAATCATTGGATGCAGTGAAAAACACATTCGCAAAATGATCAAGCTCGGTCGAATCAAAGCAAGCATTGTGAATTTTTCAGCACATAAGCCGCGCTATCGGATGACTTTGCAGGCAATCAAAGAGTTTGTTGCAGGCGCAGAAATCAAAGCGGTCAGAATTTAAAAAGGGGGAGATGGTGCTAATGATATCAAATACAGAAAAAACTTCACTTCGAAAAAAAATCTATTGGGCTGGCGGCAAGTGTAAACCGCCACGCTATAGAATCAGAACGCGCCTGACAAATTCAGGTTGGAAAATGTTGCATGCGCGTTGGGGTTCAACTTCTGATCATTCAATTTTAAAACATCTTTTTTCAATGAAGCCAAAGTTTTGGCTAATACAAGGGGGCAAACGATGAGTACACCAGAACAGGTCGCAGAACTTTATAAAAAATATCTCAAGCGCAAAAGCGAGATCAAAGAGATCAAACGGGATCTTAGCGATGAGTTGAAATCGTATGAGGATCAGCTTGAGCAATACACATTGGATTTGGGACAGGTGGATTTATTTTCACCTGATCAAGGCAGATAATAAAAAAGCCGCTTGCGGAAACAAGCGGCTCATAACTTCGGATGAAATTTGGATTCGTGGTGAGTCTGATTTTATCCGAACAACGACGGAGTGTCAATGGGCAGTGAACAAATAGAAAATCAGAATAAAGAAATTGCGGTTACAAACTCGCAACTAGACCAAGAAATGTCGCCAACAATTGGCAAGCTTGCAGCAGCACTTGCAAAGGCGCAAGGTCAAATGTCGGCAGCGTCTAAGTCTGCTGCCAATCCATTTTTCAAATCGAAGTATGCTGACTTGTCGGCTGTTTGGGATGTGATACGCGATCCGCTTTCTAAAAATGGCCTTGCTGTTATTCAGACAACAAACGGAATCGGCAAAACAGTGGAACTCACAACGCGCCTTGTTCATGATTCAGGCGAATGGATCAAAAGCGTCTTGACCATGACACCGATAAAAACTGACCCACAGGGTATCGGTTCAACAATAACTTACGCCCGCCGCTATTCTCTCGCAGCGATTTGTGGAGTGGTTCAAGATGATGATGATGGCAATGCAGGTAGCGACCGCGCTCCAATTCCTGCCAAAGGAACTCAGCCGACTAGGCCAGTCGCAAACAATCGGGCTGCAGAAAATATTGAATATTACCCATCAATTGATTTCGATAAAAATTTTGCGGCATGGCGCAAGCTGATTTTGACAGGCAAAAAAACTTCAGAAGAAATCGTCAACATGATCGAAAGCAAAGGCAAGTTGACAGAATCTCAAAAGCTAAAAATTGAAAAAGTAGCAGATGATTCAATGGCCGCCACAGAAGGTGGTGTTCAATGAAAATTGTCAAACTTGTACAGGGATCACCCGAGTGGCATGTCTTTCGCGCAAAACATCACACAGCTTCGGAAGCACCAGCGATGATGGGCGCGTCTCAATACATGAGCCGTGATGAGCTTTTAAAACAAAAAAAGTTTGGTGAAGAAAAAACACCTGATTCATTTTTGCAAAGTCTTTACGACAAAGGGCATGAGGCCGAAAAGCTTGCGCGTGTGATTTTGGAAGAAAATCTCGGTGATGAATTTTATCCCGCCACAGGGGTTGATGATGACGACTATCTAAGTGCATCGTTTGACGGTATCACAATGGACGAAGAGACCTTGTTCGAGCACAAGCTTTGCAATCAAAATTTGGACGCTCAAATCTCGACTGGTGAATTGCCGCCGCACTATTACTGGCAGCTTGAACATCAACTGTTGGTCAGTGGCGCATTGCGTGTGGTGTTTGTTTGCAGCGATGGCACACGCGAAAATTGGTCACAGCTTACATATGAGTCAAAACCAGAACGCCGCGCCGCATTGCTTGCGGGTTGGAAACAGTTTGACGAGGATTTGAAGTCCTACACATTCAAAGAGCAAGAAGTTTTGCCAAAGGCCGCCACAATCGTGGAACTCCCAACGCTCTCTATTGAACTTGTTGGCGAAGTCAAGGCATCGAATTTGGAAGTGTACCAGTCAAAGGCTTTGGCATTCATCAAAGCAATCAACACAGACTTGCAGACAGATCAAGACTTTGTTGATGCTGAAAACGTTGTGAAGTTTTGCGACAAAGCCGAAAAAGAGTTGGAGCTTGTCAAAAAACAAGCCCTTGGTCAAACCCAAACAATCGACACGCTTTTCAAAATCGTTGATTCGCTCAAAGACGAAATGAAAGCCAAGCGTCTCATGCTCGATAAGCTGGTCAAAAATCGCAAAGAAGAAATTCGCGCAAAGTTGATTCAGGACGCTAGAAAAAAATTCGGTTCATTTATTTTTGATCTTGATAAAACCGTTGAAAATGTTGGTTTGCTTCAAGTTGTTGCGCCCGATTTTATCGGTGCAATTAAAGGCAAAAAAACCATCAAATCAGTTGAGGAAGCAATCAACGACGAAATGGCGCGTGTGAAAATTCTTGCGCAACAAGTTAAAGAAAAAGTCGAAAAAAACCTGTCGGCTTACAACGACATTGCCAAAGACCATAAATTCCTTTTCAGCGATTTGAATCAAATTGTTTTCAAAGACGGCGGCGATTTTGTTTTGTTTGTTCAAGATCGAATTGCAAAATACACAGCAAGCGAAAAACAAAAACGCGACGCGGAAGTCAAAGCTTTGGCCGATGCTGAAATCAAAAAACGTGAAACAGAGGCGAAGGTTTTAGCCGAAGCCAAAAAGGTGGAGCAAAGCCAGCCAAATGTTGTTTCAACACCAACACCAGAACCAATAAAGCTGTCTGGCGAAAAAAAGGTTGTGTCGCTCCATAAGCCCGCCACAGTGACAGAAACTTTAACATCAGAGCCTTCGGAGTTTGAAACAGATGCACCAACTTCTATGGCATCAGAAGATAAAGTCGGGGTCTTGGCAAAAACGATGCACGCGTGGGCTTTACACTCACCTTCAAATAAATGGGATCATATTTTCAGCGAGATTGCGACACTGCTCATCACCATCTATCCCGATATGGATGTCAGCCTACTGGTACCTGAACCAATCACGAAAGGGGTTTCTTTATGACGCTACACAATCGCAAAACCGTTGATAGCTCGCAAATTTTGAGCATTGGCTATGACGTTGAATCCAAAAAGCTTGAGGTCGAATTCAAGACCGGCTCGATTTACGTTTACGACAATGTAGACACCGGCACATACGCGGCACTTTTTGAGGCTCAATCGGTTGGCAAATACTTTGGACAGGTGATCAAAGCGGATCCAGTGAAATATCCTTTCACAAAAATTGCAGAGCCGTTTTCAAAGCGTGAAGGTGCAATGCAATGAATTCGAAATCTCAATCACAACAATTGCGAAATCTGATTGCTGTTCTTTGGCAGCACACTGATACGCCTTTGTCGCATGAGGATTTTTACAACGACCACATGGATCGTTTTAAAAAATTTGTAGCGGACGAGATTGAGGCAGCAAAGTTTCATCGTGACGATCAACGCGGCCCCGACACCTTGGCGAACAACATGACGCGGGGGCCGCAAGGTTTTTAAGATATTGTGAGAGTAATCCAGTTTTATATGACGGGGGTCATGTGATTCAAATGAGTTTGGAATTCAAAAAAGAGAATGATCTCGATGCGAAATTCAACGAATTCGATCGTGAAAATCCCCACATTTATGAAGTGTTCAAAAACTACACAAGGCAAGTTTTTGAATCTGGCAAAAAGCACTATGGTGCAAAGGCTATTTTTGAGCGCATTCGCTGGCACTTCTCGATTGAGAAGCGTGGCGATTTCAAGGTGAACAACAGCTATATTTCTCGGTACGCTCGAAAGCTGATTGCCGAGCAGCCACAGTTCACAAATTTTTTTGAGTGTAGAATTTTAAAAAGTTAAATTTTTGACTCCAAAATAAACTGCCCGTTTACTGGAGCCAAATCAAGGGGGTGGCGAAAGCCACCCTGAATTTTAAGGGGATTGAGTGAAAATTTACGGTTTAAAGGTTGATAAATTCAAACAGTACATCGCGCAGGCTGGCGCCACAATGCTTGAATCAACGAATGAGTATGAGCGCATTCGATTCAATTCAAAAAATGGCATTGGTATTGTCTATGATTCAAAATCTGGTCACACACTCACGGGTGCGGCCATCATCGCCCACGAATTCTTTGAACGCAAAAAACAATGGGTGGCTGGCAACAACTACAAAGCGTGGCAGCGCCTTGGTGTGGTCGACAATCTATTGCGCCGCGATGGACAAGACTGTTTTTATTGTGCGTCACCGTTGGGCGACGACATGACGGTCGAGCACATCTTATCCAAAATTCACGGTGGGTCAGACAATGAGGCAAATCTCTGTTTGACGCACGTCGCGTGCAATCGAGACGCTGGCTGTTTGCCAGTGGCAGAGAAAATTAAAATGTTTTTCAAAATGAGATGATCGGGGGCTGGGTGCATTGGTACAAAAAAAATCTTGGTGACTACGCAAAAAAAGCTGGAAAGCTCTCTCTTTTGCAACATGGCGTGTACACGATCTTGTTGGATTCGTGCTACGACCGTGAGAAATTTCCCACAAGACAAGAGGCAATCGATTGGACTTGGGCATCGACCGAAAGCGAAATCGAAGCTCTTGATTTCATTTTGAACAAGTTTTTCGTTTTGGAAAACGGCGTCTTTGTTCAAAGCCGAGTCCAAGAAGAAATCGAAGCCTATCACGCAACGTCAACGACAAACAAACGAATCGCACACGAACGTGAAACGAAGCGTCGAGAAGAATCAACGAAGCGTGAACGCGGCGTGAACGAAGCGTGTACGAATGACGAACGAATCGTGAACGAAGCGCCACCTAACCAAGAACCAGTAACCAGTAACCAAGAACCAGTAACCAGAAAAGAGAGAGAACGCGCTTCGCGCTTTTCCCTAAACTCTTTGCCGAATGATTGGGAAGATTTTTGTATCTTGGAAAGGCCAGAACTTGACCCCCTAAAAACTTTTGAACGCTTTGGGGATTACTGGCGAGCGAAGGCGGGCAGGGATGGGACCAAGCTTGATTGGCTTGCGACTTGGCGAAACTGGGTGAGAAACGAAAAAATTTTTGGAGATTCAAAAAATGGAAACACAGCAAAATCAAAGCAAGACAGCAATCGCAAAGCAATCGCAGACGCTTGCGCGATCATCGAAGCTAGACAGCAAAACATTTCAGCGAGCCATGAACGTGATGACGACGCATTTCAGGAATTTGCAGACGACGGCAGAACAGACGGTGATCATGTTTGAAGCCCTTGCAGATTTAACCCCTAAACAACTTTTGAGTGGGATCGGTGTTTTGTGTTTGGCGCATGAGGAAATTTATCCAGGGACAAACCTGATTGCAAAAATTCGCAAGTATTCGCTAGGTAATCACAAAAAAGAAACCGCCTCAAAAGCATGGGAGGTCGCCAAAAAGGGCTCAAATCAGTTTTTTCGTATCACGACATGGAACAGCGAAAAAAAACGCAATGGTGAACATTTTACAGCGAAGCGGATAATTTTCAAAAATGCGCTGC